GACGTGTTTATGTTGGTTTAAAAGGCTCAAACATGAAGCGCGGCCAAATCATACGTGTGAAGAATGGCGAGTTGTTCTTGGGGAAGACCGGCCCAAGTGGCAGTATGGTTCGCATTTAAACGAAGCTTTAATATGATTTGTCACAATTAAAGTTAAGTGACGTTTGCTTTAATTTGACTCTTACTTAACCCTTAGTGGCAATCAGCCGCATCCGCGCCTGTTTGCTCTTCGCTGTTCGCTACCGCTCACCCGCTTCGCTTTGCTCCGCTCTCGAGCCGCTTCGCGTCTCTCACTAACGAAAGTCAACTATCAATCTGGCAATGAGGAGTTCCGAGTGAGCATAGTACCCCCAATACTCAGCATTACTGCTTAATATTGGGAGTGTACTAGCATCATCAACCATCGATCTGTATAAAGTATCGTCGTCGTTTCGCATTCCGCAGTGCTGGCCCATAGCTACCCGTTCAACCTGGCCTTAGTCTCTATCGTGGACGACTGCGTAGTACTTGTAAGTTCTTCGACACCTACAATTTTTAATCCAGCTCAAGAGGAATAGCTGGAACTATGTCTTCAGCAGTGAGTCCTTCTTTCAGGTGATATCTCAGTGCCTACACGGCAGGGCATGTGTTGCGCCTGCACAGGAAAGATGGCAGAGTTAGAAAAATATGTCAACAGTTGCACAAGAAAAATTGATAGAAAAGTTGCTGAAATTTCCACTTCAGGAACATCCCTTGATGCCAGCACCGGATACTGAGCAACGGTTGACGATGATCCACAATGTTGGCCCAGAGGAAACCATGCGTTTGTTCTTGCTCAGGGAGAACCGGATCAAAGCGGAATCAGATGATCCTTACCGGTATGGCACGGAGCTGACGGCTTGGCCGGATGCAGACAACTTACTCAACACTCACAACGAGCTGTTGATTCTTGGGGGCAACCGAGCTGGCAAAACTGAGTACGCTGCTAAACGGATTGCCCAGGCGTTTGTGGGAGCTGATTTATCCGGCACGATGCCACCTTGGGTGCAGGAAAAGGCCAAGAAACGTGGCATCAACATTTGGTGCTTGCACACAACTCACATGACCAGCGTGTCTATGCAGCAGAATGTGTTTCATAAATACCTTCCTCGGGAACTAAAGGAAGCCAAGCGCAGCAAACACACCCAGGTAAGCTGGACACAGAAGAACGGATTTAGCGACAACACTGCTGTGTACCAGAACAACCAGATTTGGTTTTTGAACTACAGCCAGGACATCAAAGTTGTGGAAGGAGGCGAAGTTGACTTTGTTTGGTGCGATGAGTTGGTACCTGCTGACTGGCTGGAGACACTTCGATACCGTCTCATTACACGCAACGGGAAGCTGCTGGTGACGTTTACTCCTATTCTGGGGTATACCCAGACCGTGAAAGAGTTCATTTCCACAAGTAAGATTAAGACGTGGAAACAGTCAGAATTGCTACCAAACAACAACGTCATTGGTGTACCTGCCGGTAACATGCCTTACACGGCAGAAAGCGTGTACGGAAAACATGGTTGTATCTGGTTTCACTCTAAGTTGAATCCGTACAACAACTGGGAGCGCATGAAACAAACGCTTAAGAACCGGAGCACACATGACATCAAGATTCGTGCTTACGGTTGGGCGGAGCAAACTGCTGGTAGTCAGTTTCCGCTATTTGGAGACGTAAATATATACCATGAGCCTGTGACTCAGGTGTGTCCGGAAGGAACGAATTACATGGTCGCTGATCCTGCTGGAGCACGAAACTGGTTTATGATTTGGGCTAGGGTAGACGAGAATGGCACTATCTGGGTGTATCGAGAATTTCCTGATGCCAGTTATGGAGAGTGGGCCGTACCCAGTGAAAAAGCTGATGGCAAACCTGGCCCAGCCCAGCGTCAAGGAGCGGGCAGAGGAGTGAACGAGTACACAGAACTAATCTGGGACTTGGAGACTCATGCTGACAAACGTGAGGAGATTGCTGAAAGATACATTGATCCTCGGTCTGCTGGGACTGAATCAATAAGTAAAGAGGGCGGTTTAACCCTTCTTGATCTTCTTTTGGATGCCACTGATCCATTGTATTTTACTCCTTCAGTGTCAGTTTCTGTTGATGAACGTGTGTTAATTATTAACGATTTGTTGTGTTACGACAGAGAAAAACCAATTGATGGTGCCACAAATCAACCTAGATTGATGATTCACGCTGACTGTCAGAATTTGATTTACTCGCTTAGAGAGTGGACTGGAGCGGATGGCCAAAAAGGTGCCAGCAAAGATCCTATTGATGCTTTAGGTTATCTTGTTGTAATGCAACCAAAGCACACAAACAGTGAAAAATGGAAAAAACACTGGCAATCCGCTGCTAAGTGTGGGACTTATTAATTAAACGCTTATGTTTAAGAACAAGACAGACCCATTGGTATTTGCATCAAAAGACCCTCATGTGGGGGATTTATTGAGCGAATACAATCGTTCAATGGTCAACTCAAGTCAGGGTAATCTTGTTACAAAGTTTGATAATATCCGGTTTGCTCGCTGGACTGGACAGACGGATGACGGCAAAAAACACAGTGAAAACAGGCCGGAGTCCAGTCCAGCATGGCCATTTGAAGGTGCTTCTGATGTTCGCAACCGCATCATTGACTCTAGCTGCAATGAACTGACATACTTGCTTTGTGGTGCGTTTGAGAAAGCTGAAATCCGGTCTTCACCCACTGAGCTTACTGACGCTACGCTTTCTAGCATTGGAACTACACTGCTTAAATGGATTCGCGACAGCAAGTTGTCTCAACAGCTTCGCAAGGAAGCTGAGCTTGGCGCTCAATACGCGCTTCAGTATGGTTGGAGTGCTTTTTTTGTAGGCTGGCAGCAAAACATTTCTAAGCGCTCTCAGCCAATCAGCATGGATGAAATCATGCAGCTTGCCCAGCAGTCTGGAAGCCAGTCGCTAATGGAGCTGCCGCAATTGATCATGACGGCCCCAGAAATGGCTACTGACATTATTCAGGCCGCTGTCCCCGGGGTCACAAAGTCTGATGCAAAGCGGATGGTTAAAGAGTTGGCTAAAACTGGTCAAACTACTTATGACGAAGAGTATGTATCAAGAAACCTTCCTGAAGTTGTTGCGCTTAAGCCTTGGGATGAAATCATTTTTCCTCCTGAAGCCGCAGATCTTCAGCGTGCTCGCGTAATCTTTCGCCGGACTTGGATGTCTGAAGTTGAGTTGCGTGAAAAGATTACAACCGAAGGATGGAATGCAGACTGGGTAGAACTTGCTGTTCAGCAGCTTGGAAAATCCAGCACGTTTTACAACATCAACTTGCTGCCTACAACTACGATGCTGGCCTATAACGGCACGAATTACAGCAACATGGTTGAGGTGGTTTACTGTTATACTAAGAGCATGGATGGAGATGCTCCTGCCATTTTTTACACTGTAATTTGCCCGCAGGCTGCTAGTAACATGCCGCAAGCTACGGATTCTTGGGCTATTCATGAACGGCTTGACTACGCGCATGGCGAGTATCCTTTTGTTGAGTTTCGGCGTGAGCAACTTCGCCGTGCTGTTGTTGATACTCGTGGCATTCCTGAGCTTGCAGTTACTGATCAAGATGAGATCAAAGCCCAGCATGATTCAATCCGCGATCATACTGCGTTCTCCACGCTTCCTCCGATAAAGGTGGTAAAACGGATTGGTGCAATCAATAAAATTGGACCAGGGGTGGCTTTGCCGGTGACAAACCAGAACGATTACACGTTTATGGACCCACCCGCTCGCGAGCCTACGGTGGCGTTTAACCTGATTAACAGAGTTGAAGCTAATCATGCTGCCTACTTTGGCACCATCAACGCTACCATTCCTCCGCTCAAGACGCAGATGCTTCAACAAGCACTTGTAAATTCGTGGCTGACAACGTGGAAAGCTGTATTTCGCCAGACGTTCTCCTTGTGTTGCCAGTACATGTCCCCTGAAGAAATCCAACGCATTACAGGAGGCACGCTTCCGCACAATTTGTCAGATATCCACAACGAATTTGACATTAATGTTCGATTTGATGTGGCTAATTTAGATAGGGAATACGTCTCTCAGAAGATTCAGTTCTTAACGCAAATCTCACAGCTTGATGTTGGTGGCGTGCTTAATCGCAACCGGCTTACTGAGATGATGATTCAGGCCATTGCGCCGGAAATGGCATCTGAGCTGATCATGAATCCACAACAGGCATCTCAGAAAATGTACAAAGATGTGCAGTCTGATATTGGCAACATGTTACTTGGCAACGAGGCTATCTATCAGCAGAACGATCCGGCAGCTCAAACAAAACTTCAGTATGCGCAGCAGGTAATGCAGTCAAACCAAAAGGCGCAGGCTGCTTTGCAACAGGATCAAAACTTCCAAGCGTTGTTTGAAAACTACGTTAAGAGTTTACAAATGTCGATAATGCAGCAACAAAATGCTCAAATTGGTCGTATTGGAGTTAATCCAATGCAACCTCAACCTGGACAATAATGACAGACGAACAGCGTAACGTATTTGGATTTATTGGTAAAAGTGCACTTTGGGATCAAATTCTTAAAGCTATTCAGGAAAGCCAAGAAACCCTTTGGATGCATGCAATTGGAGAGAGCGTAAAAGGGGAAGATCGTGTGCATGCTTGCGGTCAAGCAGATGGCGCTAATATGATTTTTTCAATGCTTATAGCATTAAGACAAGAAGCCAGATCATTAAATGGTTTGACTTCTGAAGAAGATTTGTAATAAATACAAACAACGGGCCTTCCAGCGTTATCTGGATTGATTAAATAAAGGGTCTTGCAACCTTAACTGCATGAATGACGAAACATCACAGCCTGATTCTACGGGTCAGGAGGCAGCAGATAATCCCGTTGACAATAAACTCGGTCAATTGAACGTAAACAGTCTAAAAGACTTGTTAAGTTCAGGCTTCCTAAACGAGGAGGAAATTGTTCCCGCCAAAGCGGAACAAGAGGGTACGTCCGAGGAAACCGATACCTCTGAAGAGGATGTCGATCAGTCCGAAGATTCGCCCGATCAATCCGAACCTGAAGTTGACGAAAGCACGTTAAGCAAGGGAGTCCAGAAACGCATCAACAAGTTAGTTGCTGCAAAAAAGGCCGCTCAAGCTGAACTAGATGCCCAAAAGACTAGGTTGTCCCAATTAGAGGGAGAGCTACAATCTGCAAAGGCATCAACTCCGGTAAAGACACCAGACGTTTCAGAGTTTGTTGCAACTTTGGACACTCCTAAACGAGTGGAAGAAGAGTACAGCAAAGCCTTGGAGGTCATTTTGTGGTGCGAAGACAATGCTGACGGTGGAGTCATTCCCATGCCAAATGGCGAGGAGCATGAACTCACTTCTGCTGAAGTTCGAGCCATGAAACGAACTGCCATGAAACGAAAGGAAATCGAGCTTCCTCAGAGAATGCAGTACTTGCAGACGCAAGCTGCCGCTGACTCTCAGGTAACTAAAGATTTTCCTTGGTACTCAAATCCTGCAAGCGAGGAATACCAATTCACGCAGCAGGTCTTGAGAGAATTCCCAGAGATTAAACGCCGTCCTGATCACAAGCATGTTCTTGGTTTGTTGGCGTTGGGTGCAAAAGCATACAACGATCAAAAGTCGAAGAAAACAGCTCCAGTAATCAAGCGTGCGCAAGTTCAGCCGCAAGTTAAAGCTTCTCCGGCTCCATCATCTAGCGGTGATATCGCCAAATTAAAGCAGACTTTTGCAAAAAACTCTTCTGATCAGAAAGGATTGACTGACTTGGTTAAAGCAATGGGGTTTGTATAACCCTTTATTTAGTAACTCATTTTTTATGGCACTTCTTACAGAACCTAATCTCTCCGGTCGCGGTAAACGCGAAGACTTGGCTGACATGATCGCCCTTGTGGACGCTCGTGATACGCCTTTTGTATCCATGGCCCGCAAGGGCAGCAAGCCTGGGAATATGTATTTCCGCTGGCAGGCAGATCAGAATCCCCAGCCTGTGGTTGGTGGAACCGTTGACGGAACGGATGTTAGCACCTACAGCAACTACGTTACTGGATATCGTAAAGAGCTGGCAAACTATGCCCAGATCTTCCGCCGCACTGTGCGTGTTTCTAAGCTTGCTCAAGACTTGGCAGATGTCGCTGGTGTGCGTGACTCGCTTTCTGACAACGTGGCTAAAGCCATTGTTGGTCTTAAGCGCGACATGGAAGTGACATTCACTTCTGATCAGCTTGGCCAGCAGGACACAGGCAGCGTGCCTTATCTGTCAGCAGGTGTGCAGGCTTGGATTGGCGGAGACAACATTGGAACAGGGCTGAATATCGGCTCTGGAACTACTTCTCCTTCTTTTATTACTCCTCTAGAGTCTCGTGTAACTGGAACTAACGCATCTGCGTTGACGGACACTGTTGTTCAAGACGTGCTCAAGTCGATCTTTGACGAGACCGGCCAGTACAAGTCCTTTGACTGCATCGTTGGAACGGATCTCAAGCGTGCTTTTACTAATTTGCTTGGGACTACTGCACTGACAACCACAGTTAGTACCACAACGGCTGTATCTAAAATTCAGACATTCCAGCGTGATGCTGGCGCTGATACGTTTATTCAGTCTATGGATGTGTTTCAGGGTGATTTTGGTACAGTGCGCTTGCATCCTACAACGTTTATTGGAACCATTAACACTGCAACGAATCCCGACACGTTTGCGCCAAAGCCTGCTTACGGCTTGGTTCTGGACATGAACTTGATTGAAATTCGTTACGGTGGCAATGTAGCCCAGGTCACGGCACTGCCTGACTTTGGTGGT